CCGGTGAGTGCGGCGCCACCGATGGCCGCGCCGATGGCCGCCTTCTTCGCGAGCGTATTTTTCTGATTTAGGTTCCCGCCCTGGTCGATGTGCATCCCGGACGGAATCTGCACGCCGTTCGCCGCCAAGTACTGCTCGAGCGCGGATTGCTCCTGCCGGCTCCACCCGCCGCGCTTCCCCACCAGTCCGTAGCGCTGCAGGAACGACTGATAGATGGGCGACGCGCGGAGCGCATCGTTCCAGCGATCGAGGTCCATCTCTGTCGTCTGACGCGTCGGCGTGACCATCATTGGATGCGCTCCAGCACAACCCGATACGTGTACTTCATCTCACCGGCTCCGTTGCTCGCATACGCGAACGCGTACGTCACCGGTGTCGACGCGTCGATCGCGATCACGAACTGATTGCTCTGCACGGTGGCCGTCGTGTTGCCGGTCAAAGCCGCTCCGCTGAACGTGCAGGACACCCCGCCGTGCGTAAATCCCACGGTGAGCGTCAGGCTGCTCGACGTTACGGCCGCGACCGTGACCCGCATGAACACGGAGACCCGATAGACCCCTTGCGCCAATGCGCCGAGCGGAATCGGCGTCGTGCCAATCGCCGCGTTCTGATCGAGAGTCGGCGCCACCACGGCGAGCCGTTGCGCGCTCTGCTCGACGACTGAATTGACCGAGTTCGCCCAGTTGATCAGAACGAGCGTCGCGCGCCCGCCCTTGTCGACCAGGGCATCGCGCGCCGGAAAGGATCCTGCGGTAGATGGCACTCATGCCGCCCGTTTCTCGAAGGACGCGCCGGTTATCTTCCAGGGCACGGGATCGCTCATCACAATTTCAGGCACCCACTGGCGCCCGCTGCCGCACATTAGCCAGCGCACACGCGTCTCCCACGCGCCGATGCGCCCGGCCGATCGTAGGCGCTCGTTCCCGAACGTCCGTCCCCCATTGCCCGAGAAACGCGCCGCCATCATCGGGGTCTCGCCTTGGCCGCTCGTGAGGCCGATCCCCACATCGCAATGGACGGCAAAGAGCGTGATCACGAGTCGCTTGTCCTCGTCCCAGAGCCCCGGCGGTCGGCGCAGCCGGCGAATTGGCGCCCCTTCGACGTCGGAGGCAAATTCTGCACTCAGGTGATAGATCGCTGACCCGCTCCGGTCTAGCATGAGATGCTTGCCGAACGCGAAGCAGTGAAACAGCGGACGCCAGGCCGCATAGCGGTTCTCGCTCGCGATCCAGGTCCCGCGATTCGTCCAGCGCATCGACGGCGGCAACCCGTTGGTTGACGCGTCATAACAGACCGTCACATCGGCCGAGGGGAAGGTCAGAATGTAGAACGTGTGGCCGAGGTCTTCGTACGTGTCGCCGATGCCATCCTGAAGCGTGCTGGCGTTGGCGAAGGCGAGTTGCAGCGCGTAGGTGCTCACTTCGTCCGGCACGAACCCTGAGGCCCGCACGACCGCGCCTTGGCCGTTGGCGGTGCGCGCCAGCCACATCAAAGCGCCTGCGACCACTTCGGGCGAGAACGGCGCCACACAGCCATAGTCGACAAGCCCGGAGGGATGCGGAGCGAATGGAAATGGGAACGCGCCTGTGTCTTCCCACACTTCCGACGTCTGCTCACCGAGGAGCCAGAGGAAGCGCCCGAAGACGGCGAGCGAGACCCACGGATCCGGCTGAATCGAGCGCTGCGCAAACTGCGTCGGATCCCACGTCGTGCCGTCCAGTAGATCCGAGAGGAAGATCGTCGAGGTGTCCGCATCCAGCGCAATGAAATACCCGTCGAGATGCGCGCCCATGCGCGTGGCGCCCGTGCGCTCGAGCGTGAAGGCCTCCGTCGTCAGATCGAAGATGTAGCCGTTGTTCCCGCTCGTGACGAACAGTTGCCCGCCGCCGTCACCGTTCGTGCAGATGGTCGCGGGGTTGTTGTCGATCGCCACCGTACCCTTTTGGGTGAGCGTGCCGTCGAAGGCGAGTTCGTAGAACGCGCTCCCGATGACGCAAAAGGCGCGACCACTCATGGCGAAGGCCGCACGCCCAGCCGCAAGCGTGGCCGTGCCGAAGGTCTCGACGCCCGGCGTCGGATAGAGCGCATACTTCGACTTGCCGCCCGGCCCTTCCATCGGTTCGATGTAGAAATTGACCGTTTGCTCGTTGTCCTGCAGCGAGCTACGCGAGGCATATGATCCGCCGATGAAGTTCGGGAAGGTCGGCATCATTCACCGGTATAGATATTCGAAGAGCCGCCCGCGTTGCCGACCATCATCGCCGGGTCGAAACCCAGATCCGCGGTCCGCGCGTTCGTGCGCTTAATGCCAGCCTTGCTCTGGCTCGCCGCGCTCACGGTCGTCTGTGGCGGTTGCACTTCGAAGGCGTCCGCGAGCTCGACGACGAGATTCGTCCGAAAGAAGCGGCGATAGCCAGGGGGCAGTGCGATCGTGTCGGTGAGCGCGGCGAACTCCGTGAGCAATGCTTCGCTGTAAATGACGCCGCTGCCGGCGCTCGCAATCGGCCACGGAATCAGCGTGCCCAATGGGAACGTCGGTCGGTAGTACCACGCGATGACGTCAGTCCCGGTCAGCGTCTTTTGACTGAGGCTCGCGTACTGGTCTTCGGTCATCGGGCGCCCGAGCAGGACTTCGTTCGCCGGGTTGGAGGTATCCACGCGCCCGATGTTGACGATCGATTCTGCGCTGGGCGGTCGCGATACGTTGATCGTGCCGCCCGACCCAATGCTGTAACTCGCCGCGCCGGTCAATGCCCATGTCGTGCGAAGGATCTGATAGACGGTGAGGCTGTCATTACCGAGTCCATCGATCCAATCATTGAGACGCGACAGCCCTTTCGAGGACATCTCGGCCGGCACGGCATCGCCTGGTTGCACGAGGCCGAGACTCTGAAGCGCGTCGGTGATCAGCTCGCCAATGGTCATCGTTCAATACCGATAGCCGTAGTCGTAGCCGAACAGCGTGGAAGGATCCGCGCCACCGCCACCACCGCCACCGGTAATCACCACCGCGGCCGGCGCACTCAGGACCACCATCGGCGCACCAGCCGCCAGGGCCACCGCACCCGGCACGGCGGTTCCTGCCGGCGCCGTGGTCGTCATCGTGGGCGCCCCCGCTGTCAGCGTGCTCTGTGCCAGACGCGTCGCGGTCGGCGCGGAGAGCGTAATCACCGGCGCCGTGGCCTGCAGACTCGTCCCGCCACCGTCCGCGACGACCGTCCCCGCCGGGGCACTGAGCGTCACCGTGGGCGCCGCCGCCGTCAGCGTCACGCTCGCCGTGCGCGCGGCCGCCGGCGCCGTGACCGTGACCGTCGGGGCCGTGGCCGTCACGGTTTCATTCGGGATCAGCGCCAGCGTGTAGCTGTACGTCGTCCCGTCGGTCTGCGCCCAGGTGAGATTCCCCGAGCCCGTCGGCCCACCGGACTGCAGCACGTGCCCGAACGCCGTCGCGCAATCAAGGCCACCCGTCGAGAGCTTCTCCGTCATCGTCGTCGCGCCAGCGGTCGCAAACGACAGTGACGTCACCGCGTTATCGTTCGCGTAGTTATGCACCGACGCGACGAGCATCGAATTCTTGTACGTCGGCGTGAAGCCGGCGTGCGTCTCATTGCCCGAGACGTTGGACTCGTTGACGACATTACTCCACCACGTCGCGCCGCTGGAGACGCCCGAGAACGCCTTACCCACCCCCGACGCCGACCCGACGCAATTCGCGATCGTGATCGTTTTACTCGCCGTCGCCGACGTCGCACGCTTACTGAAGACCCACGCCTTTTTATCGGCCGTGTTCGCGACCGTCGTCCACGTGTTACCGCCTGAATCGTTGTCCGTGCAGGTGACGTTCGCGGATCCGCTCGTCGAATCACGCGACGTCACGACCATCCAGAGGATATCTCCGGCGGCCACGGCCGCATCAATCGTGCAGGTAAATCCGGTCGTCGGATTCGCCGCCGGGACCCACGCCGCGCCGCGGAGTGCAATCGCCATCAGGAGAACCCACAGCATCGGCATTCAGAGTGACCCATTGCGCCGGAGTTTCTTGTACCGTTCCACCGTCAGCCCGTGCTGACACGCGGGGCACTGCACCGGAGCGGTGCGCCACCCGCGCTCATGCGCCAGCCCATCCCAAGTCAATCGGTGAGCGGGCTGCAATGAATGTCCAGCCAGCCGACCCGACGCGACCGCGACGAAATTCGAGGGGGACTCCGGCCGATCCTCTCGCGCACGAATCGTTAGTTCCGCGCCGCACGGGCAGCGCCACGTCCGACGGAACAGAAACGTTTTGCCCACCGCCCGCAATTCATCCGGCGTGAGCGGCACCCGCGTGGTCGTCGTCGTCGGGCTGAGCCAGTCCCACAGACCCATCACGCCCCCTTGAGTGCCCCACCGTTGGCCGGCGTCGCGAACTGCACCGCGAAATTCCCACCGTTCGTCGGCGTGTCGGTCAGGTCGTAGAAGGCATAGACCGGCGCCGTCGCATCACTGCCCGTGTGGCGGAACAGCACTTGCCCGATGACCGTTTCCCCCGCCGCCAGGGCGCCGTAGTCGGGATCCGTGGCGTCGAGGTACGCGAAATCGTTCGTGTCGTCTTCCGTGACCGTCTCACCCGCCAGCGTTTGGCGGGCATAGCCGCCCACGGCCACCTCCGTGATCTCGTTCATGAAGTTCGTATCGACCGTCGGCGCCGTGGTTTTGATGAGCGCCACACGCAGATCCGCTGCATCGAGGTTCGCATCCCCGGTGAACAGCTCGAACTTGCACTTGTTCGTGACGAGATCAGGCACAGCCTAGACCTGATAGCACGCGACAAGGCCCGTCGCCGTCGTGTTCGTCGCGTTGATCCGCTTCAACGTGAACGGCAGCACCGACCCCGCGGTGGCCCCGTTAAACGTCACCACTGAATCGTCCGGCAGCACGCCGACGATGTTGCCGGCGCCCCCGACATAGATCGCATCGGGCCGCGCCGCGAAGTTCTCCGTATCGCTCGGCGTGATCGGCACGAACTTGTTGAGCGGCTGCAGGCCGGGCTGTGCCATGTCAGGCTCCGACTACTTCGGGCTTCTTCCGCTGATGCGCGGGGACCGACTTGCGCGGCACTTCGGCGAAATGATCCTCCGCGTTCCGGTCGAACTCGGCCCGCTCCGCCTTCGCGGCCTCGCTCATGTTGCGGTCGTCGAAGTTGCTTTCCGCTGCCGCCGTCGACAACTCAAGGTCCAAGTCTTTCTGCGCCTTGATCGCCGCGTCCGGCGTTTCACGCCAGAGCCGCCCGAGCGCTTCCCATTCCGATGCGCTCCGTACGATGCGTGTGGCTTCGTCCTTCTCGCGCTGCGCCAGGAGCAAGCGACGCTCGTGGTCGTGCTGTTCGTCCTTGCGGACATAGAGCCGCGTCAGCGCGTCATAGCTCCGACAGGCGGGCAGATAGGCCGGGCTGTACAGCATCTTGGGATAGGCCTGATGCGCGTACACCGGAAATTTCAGGTGCGAGTACTGCCCGTTGATCCAGGGCGCATTCTTTTCGTTGTGGAGCTGCGCGCCGGCTTCCGCGGCTTGTTGCGCTTCGCGCCGCTGCAATTCGAGAATCGCCGCTTTGAGGGCGTCGGTCGAGAGGTCGATATTCATGCGACTCCTGAGCACACGCGGGCCGAGTCCAGGCCCGACCCGCGTGCGAGGGACTTACGCGAGGCCTGCGCCAGCGAGCGTCGCCGCGCCTGCCACCACCGAGGACACCGTCCATGCGCCGCCACCGGCGACGCAGCGCAGTGACATCGTTTGATCGGCCTTGAACGTCGCCACGTCGGCGGTCGCGCCGACGAGGCCTAGGCCACCCGTAAAGGTGATCGTGTGTGCGGCTTTGCCGTTGCCGATGATTTCCAACACATCGCCGTCCTGCGCGGTCGAGGGCGCCGCGACGGTCATCGCGAGCGCATTCGTGCCGTTGAGAATGGCCGTCATGTTGGAACCAACCGCCGGGAGCGTGATCGCCCCGGACGCGTTGTATTCCTTCGTCACCGTGGGACGGTTCACGAGGTTCGGCACGATCGAGCCAGGCGCGGGCGGATCCCAATCCTTGCCCGTCGCCGAGGGTGTCAAGCCGAACACCGCACGGATCCCCGTGGCGTGCGCGACTTGTGCGGTGCCTTCCTGCCCGCGCAGCACCGGGACCGGCGTGGTCGCGGCCGCAGGGACAGAGATCACTTTCATGAACTCGCCTTCGATCTTGACGAGTCCGCCCGCCGCAAAGCTCGTGAGTGAGGCGACGAGAATGGAGGTGTCGTTGGCGCCAACAGCCGCGGACAATGTGGTTGATGCGAAGGCCATTGTTCTATGCTCCAAAGAAACTGGCGGCCAGTGCTCTCCGCTCGTCGGCGGTCTTGACGGCCCACCATTGGCGCTTGTTCTCGGCGAGTTTTGCCCGTGTTTCCGCCGAACGCGTACGCCCAGTTAACGCCTCGCGCTGTTGAGCGTTCCATCGCACACCACGGTGTGATTCGCTCAATCGTGCGCGCGCGGCATCAGTCAGAATGCGACCCTTATTCCAAGCGGCGCGTCCTTTGCGCGTCGCCGAGAGCTTCGCGCGCGTCTCGGCCGACAGCGCTCCGGTGCGTCGCCCCTTGTTCCAAGGCACGTATCCGGCTTTTGCCGCAACCATTTTCTGGCGCGTCTCATCGGACACGCGCCAGCCGTAGTTACCGCGACCGCCGCGTACTTTGTTGAAGCCGTTGGGCTCACAACTCCGATACGAGGCGATCGCCGCACGCTCCATCTGCATCAGATGGTCGTAGTCATTGGCTCTCATCAGCACGCGAACATCGAAAGTGTCTGCGCCTTCAGCGCGAATGACGTCATAAAACGACGACGCCCTTCGTCGCATCCGCGCGTTGTACTGATGCTCGCGCCATCGCGTAGGCACACATGTCGTCGTCGTCCCGATATAGGACCGGCCAGACGCGCGATGACGAACCTGATAGAGCCACATGACGGTCAGATCACGATGCAAATCTGACGGCAAATTCCGGCCGCTGCGTCTTGAAGCCGTAGATGGTGTCGAGGCGCGAGGGATGCTGGTCGGACATGATGTCCGAGCCTTCCCAGAACCGGATCGACATGCCTTTCGCGCGCACACGCTCGGACTTGCCTTCGTTCGGCTTGATGAGATCCGCGGACGCCATCACGAACGCTTCGGGATGGAAGCCGAGACCTTGCGGACTCACGGTGTTCGCTGCACCAACGACGGTCAGTGCGGCGTTATCCGCCGGCAGCGAGTCGACGGTCTGATACTGCGGTGTCAGCGGTCCGATGATCGGCGGGTAGATCGAGACCGTGCCGTTGCCCGCGCCGTCTGACGACATATCCGCCGTCACGACGAACTGCTGCAACTGCGTCGTGCTCAAGCGGCTCTGCGGATGCACCGCGAAGACCGAGGCGATCGTGAAGACGTCGCCCTTCTTGAACCGCAGCGCGGCCGCCGCGGTCCAGCCATCCGTGATGAGCGCCGAGCCGGTCTGCGAGGCCCCATTGACCAGTGGCGCGCCGCCGAGCGGCCCTACGGTGTGCGGGAAGATGAACACATCTTCGAACCACTCATCCCACGAGAGCGCCGCGCCCGAGAACATCGCTTCCTTCCACAGCTCGCTGATGTCTCGAGCCGGGTTGAAGAGCGAGAGGTTCGCGTTCGAGATGGTCGCGCGCATCAGCGCGTTGATGAAGGCCCGGCGTGGCCCCTTCGGCGTGCCGAAGTTGGTCAGGCGCGCAGCGGCGAGCAGATACGTGCTGTTCGCGCTGGGAATCGTGCCCGGCGTGCCTTCCACCGAGAACACGTCCTGATATACACGACCGAGGCCGTCTGAATCGCACGTGGCCGCGATCTGGCTGCCGGCGGGATTGACGAACCGCTCCCGCGCATCCTGGATGTCGAGTGTGCCCTGCCAGGAGGACCAGCCCCAGGCAATGTTGGCCTGGTCCGTGATCGTGATGCGCACGACCGTGTCAACGATCGCTTGCTGTTGGAGCGCTTGGCCCTTGGTCGTCTGGGCGCGCCAGGGGAGTCGGACATCGACCGACGCGCCGACTTTGACGCCATCGACGGTAAAGTCGCTCTGCGTCTTGCGCGTGATCGCGTTGATGAACTTCGCTTCGTTCGTGGCCACGCGGAGGACGTCACGTCCCATCCACTGCGGCGTCAGGACTGTATTCGGCATGGGCTACTTCCGTAGTCCTCGTCGCTGGGCGAGGTCGCGCCGGTTCCAGTAGTCGATATGCTGGTCAGCCGTCGCGTCATCGCCCGGAGGCTCGTCGGACACAGGAGCGGCGCTCTCAACCGGCCGGGTGGGAGGCTTGGCTTGACTCACAGGGACCGCACTCGCTGGGCCGGTCGACGGGGCAGCAGAGAGCGGCGTATCGAGTTTCGCGATGGCTCGCGCGACGTGGGTGCGCGAGGGCAGCGACGCGATGCGCTGAAATTCGTCCGGATGATCCGAGAGGTACTGCATGACATGCTTCGGGTTGTCGGCGTCGATGATCTCGTCGCCGATGTCGTGAAACACCGTGCCGCGCTCACCGGGTTTCAACACACCACGATGCGGCAAGTCCGCGATCCGCGCGTCGAGCCCCGAGAGAAACTCCGCATCGAGCTTTCCGCTGAAGTGGGCGAAGCGTTCGCGATCCCGCGCGCCGGTGGCCGAGGCGTCCTGCTGTTCTGCCGCCTTCGCCTGCCGCTCGTCGTAGCGCTTGTCCGCGATGAAGAGGCCGAGCGCCGCCGTGAAATCGTCGTAGGCGTCGAAGTCCTCGACCTTCGGCGCATCGGGCATCGCGCGAAAGCGCTTCCACTCTTGCGCGGGGGTTTCCGGTGCAGCCTTCGGGCGCAGCGCGTCGCGTTCCCCTTCGGCACGGATGCGGGCCTCGCGTTCGATCCGCGCGGTTTCGAGCGCTTGCGCGATGCGGGCTTCCGGGTCGTGGCGTGGGTTGCCCTTCTTGGATTTTTGTTTGAATGTGCCGTCCGGATTGCGCTCGGGATCGGCGGTCGGCTTGGCGACTACTTCGACGGGCTCGGCCTTCGCAGGCGCATCCGTCGCAGCGGCAACGGCAGGCGTTGCCTCCGGTGCCGTCTCAGCCTCGACGGGTGCCGCTGTCGCCACCACGGCGGGCGCTGGTTCCTCGACCTGGAAACCATCTGCGTCTGGTGCGCTGAATGCCACGCTCGTTTACACTCCGTGCCCGTCAGTCCCAAAAACAAAAGGCCCCTGCCAGCAGGAGATGTCCTGCCAACAGGGGCCTCGGTGTGTGCCGGTGAGCCCGATAATTGCGTCGCGCCGCTACAACCGCGATTTTAGATCAGCGTGTCAAGTGTGCGCACGAGTCGCCCGGTTTGTCAACGGCTTTCGCTTCCGTGATACCGCAGACGCGAATATCGGCGTTCTGAAACAGTCCGTCCCCGCCGATGTTCAAGGTAATCTGCCCCTTCGGCATGCGAATATCGAGACGCCGTTGGAGCTCCAGCACCAGGCGTTGCACAGGCGTCATACGCGGAACCGAATCCTCCGGCGCGTGTCGTCGCCCAAGCACCCGATGTAACTGGTCGCCGCCACCACATGATCGAACTTCACCGTCGTGACGAGTACATCCGAATAATTCTGCAACCAGATCCAGTTGAGCCCGCCGAAGGCCGAATCATCGCGCCATTGCAACCCCTCAAACGCTGAGCCTGCGCCTTGTGTAAACCGGCCCCCGTTCCACGTCCCAGTCGGGAAGCCTTTCCCGAGGTGCGAGACGGACGTTCCATTGACCCAGATCTGCAGTTCCCCGTCGGTGTCCCCGATCGTATTGACCTTGATCATATGCTCGACGCATGTCCAGGTGTCATCGGGGATCATCAACGAGAGATTATTGGTCAGCAGGTTGCCGTAGGGCGTCCCGTTGATGCCATCGCCATCGGTCCGCATATTCTGGAAGGCGGTATAGCTATCGAAGATGCCGCCCTGGAGGTCGGGTTGTTGCTCTGAGCTGTTCCAAAACCACGGCGTCTGACCAAGCCCTGCACACGTGGCCAGCGAACACGGCCGCACGCCCGCATGCGGATCGGGGAAGAACGGCCCCGGCGGTGTCGGCACTTTCTCGCCGCCTATCCAGACGCCGGAATGATGCGGCGCATCCCCACTCTGATATTTGATGTAGAACCGCACGTACATCCGCGTCTGATAGGCCGATAATCCCTTGAATAGGGCGCCGCCCGTATCAGTCGATGTGCTGGGGACCGTCAGCGAATGCGAGCCGAGCTCGCTCCCGCTCGGCACATCCGCCCCAAACGACATCGTATTCGGCAGCGTGGAGGTCCAGCGCGCGAACAGCGTCGCCAAGTCGGCCTCTTCGAACTGCTCGGTAAAGAGCACGGCCGGATCCGTCTCGATGCCCACGTCACGCGGATACGCCGCCGCAAGGCCGGGCGTGCCGACCGCGAAGCCCCGCGCCGTAATGAGCGCACAGACAATCGCGATGGCGAGCACATGCCCCTTCATGCCGCTGGCTCCGGTTCCGGCGCGAGGTCTGCGGCCTGCTGCTGCTGCTCGAGTGCTTGGCCGTGGCCCTGCTCGCCCTGCTCGAGCGCGTGCGCTTGGCCCTGTTCGGCCGCGACCATGCCGAGCTCCGCCTGTTGCGCCGTGAGTTCTTGCGCTCGCCGATGCTGTTCCTCGGCCAAGTCCCATTCGTGCGAGCGATCGGCCGCGCCTTGCATGGCCTCGTGCGTCTGCGTCTGGTGCAGCGCGATACGCTCTTGCTCCGCATCGAGCAGCGCAGACACGCCCTTGATTTGCGCTTGAATCTCCGCGATCTGGATCGCTGAGGCGTTCTTCATCTCCTGCAGCACAATCGCATTCTCGGCCTTGATGTGCTCCTTCTGAATGTCGGCCTCGTGCTTCGCGCGCTCCTGCTCGATGTACTGCATTGCCTGCTTCAGTTGTTCCTGGACCGCGCGGAACTGCCCCTGCATCTGCTGCAACTGCTGTGCGCTGTCCTCGGGGTCGTCATCGATCCCAGGGAACTGCATCGCGCGCATCTTCTTCAGGAGCTCCATCGCTTCCTTCGCGCCTGGGAAGTCTTGGAATTGGAACCAGAGCGGACCGAGGACCGGCATCATCGCGGGCTCTTTGGCGAGGATTTCGCCGAGCCGATCGGAGCCTTCCGAGACACGCGTCTTCCAGTTCTTGCCAATCTCTACGCTGGAGGTGTACTTGCCCTTGGTCAGATCGTAGGTCAGCACCTTCACGCCCTGCGGCTGCGGACCTCGCGCCGGCTTGGGCCGCTTCGTCTGGGGGTCGACGTAGAACGGCTGATTCAGCATCACGGTGCGCGGCTTGTTCTCGCCGGTGATGAGCCGGACCACGCGCCCTTGGCGGTCGTACACCGATGCCATGAGATCGAGGACAACCTTGGCTTCGTAGGTCATCGAACATTCGGCGAGGTTGTGGAGGTAATCCGACTTGCCGAAGTCGCCTTGTTCCTGCAACGCGTCGAGCGTCTGGTGCGCGACCTTTTTGCGCGCCAAGCGCTCCATCATCATCGGGTCGGTGTTCGAGGTGGCCGCCTGGATGAAGCCTTCCGCCTTCTCAAGCAGCATCAGTGAAATTTGCAATTTGCTGGTGTCGGCCTGGGTTAAGACCGGATGCGGGAGCACGGTGCCGTTCCGATCCACGGCCTCCTTGTTGATCAGCAGGTACGGGAAGTTCCGCACGTTGGCCTGCTGCCACATCGCTTCATGGCCCTCTTGCTGCCCGTCATAGAGGAGGTGTTTCGCTTTCGGCTCCGTGGCGGCCGTCTCAAGCGCATTGCTGGCGGCCGCGTTGAACAGCTTGCACGCATCGCGCGCAGGCCGGACCATGCCAATCCAGCGGCGCTCTTGATCAAAGGGCTGGAGCTCGCGCCCGATGACCGGAATCAGCGGGATGTACCGGCCGTTGATTTCTTGCAAGGGTTCGAGCTCTTCGATCGCGTTGACCTTCACCCATTCGACCGTGCGCGTCGTCTTCGGCCGCGTCACCCGCTTGCCCGCGCGATCGGTCACCGTGACGCTATCTGTCAGTTCCTTGACGCGATAGAACTCTAGGACGAATACCGCCCGCTTCTCGCCTTCGCCACGCACCCAGTCTGGCTCCGTCTGCATCAAGGCCGCGAGCTCGGACTCGCCGTAGTCCTTCAGCTTC